TACCAATAGTCCGATTATTGCATAGTTTGCTAAGTCAATAAAGGAATCCTGTATAGATTCGTAGTTGGGCGTGTCGTTGTTTTTATAGTAAAGATTCTCTAGTCGTGCCATCTTGTCATGCATACGAACAAGCAAACCATTCATTGCCCCTCCTGGGGCATTGGAGATATTTAACGGACCATAATCTGCATGTTTACGTATCATAATAATACGCAGTTCTTTTAGTATATCTTCAAAATCATTCGGGTCTTTCATTGAGTATCTCCTTTGCCTCTGTATCAAACTTATGCATTGCCTCTGCTACTAGCAGTTCTTCAATAGTCTCGTTGCCTTCGCCTGCTGCTGCTGCCACTATAACTGTGGCTATCATGGTTAACATTTTGTGTGCCATGTCTTGGTCTTTATGAATCATTTCAGCCACATCTCGTAGTGCATTGAGCAGGTCTAGCCCTTGCTTGTCTGATACTGGTAGTCCAAGGATACGCGGATTGTCTTTGATAAACTCCCATACATTATCTTCATTCTGTGCTGAGGCATCTAGCGATTCGCTCATTGATAAAATCCACTCCTTCTTTATGCACGATACTGTTTACATCGTGGCCTTCTGGCATTTGAATAACATTTACATTGCCTAACTCTTTGCTTATCTTCTTACCAAACTCTAGCCCTGGGGCATCTCCATCTGCTAGTACGATTACTGTATCAAAGTCATCTAAGATTCTTGTATAAAAAGGTTTCCAATTGTTTGCACCTGGAATACCTACTGCTGGATGACTGGTCTTGGTGCTGACTGTTATGCAATCTATTTCTCCTTCTGTCACACAGATATAATCTGATGCAGTAAGTACTACTTGTGCATTAAACATACTAGTCTTTGCACCTGGCATACCCATATATTTTGGGTCTGCTCCGTTCATTGCTCTGAACCTGATATCTACCACGCCTGATGGCGTGATGTATGGGATGGCTAGCCTATCCATGTACTGTTCATGTCCTGGCAGAGCGTCCTTTACTACTCCCAGATGAAAGCGTTGCGCCTCTCCTACCGAGAGATTGCGGGTTGCTAGATAGTCTGTTGCTAAATGTATCTGACTTGCGTATTGGTGAGTCGCCTGCAAGAGAAATTGTCTGTGCGAACTTGATAGCCTCACGATATGTACCTCCTTGCTTCTGAATAATTAAATCGTATACATCTCCACCTACACCACAGCCATGACACTTGAATCTGTTCTCATCAAAGTTAATACCTGCTGATGCATGTCCATCTTCGTGGAACGGACATTTTATTTTGCGCCAACCGCTGCCCTCTGGAGGCACGGTTGCGCCAATGTATCTTAAGTAATCTGCAATACTATGCTTCGCGTCCACGCATTGCGTCCTTAATCAAAGCCAACCATACTTTGGCTGGCATAGTGCAATACCATTCGTCAACATCTTTAGTTCCTTTTTTTTTATGGAGGACAACACCTGTCCAACCTTGGTCGTTAATCATTTCTATTTCTAATTCTTTTAGCCAAGTGCTAAGGTCTAATTTAATATGGTTCTTTACCTCTATGGTTACTCCATTGACTCCTGCTATGTCGCCTCTGTCTAGGTGACTGCCTGCTAGTCTGCGTTCTGCATATGGGAAACCATTATCTTTTAACCAATTAACTGCTGGGATTTCTCCGCCTTGTGTGCCCTTGCGCTTGGCTGCACTACTCATTACTCTCTCTCTCGCACTCGCATACATAATCGTCTGCCTGAACAGGCACTCTACAGAATGGGTGATACTTACTCATTACATGATTCCCTCTTGTTGGTATCTGACTGCTACATCTTCTAAGTACATAGATTCTGGGTCGAATGAAAGACTAACATAGTTACTACCTGTTTGGTCTGCTCGTCCGTATCTGTTCTTAACTGGAGCCACACATAAGTATGTGTCATCTCCTTGTTTCATCTGACCAATTGTAAGGACCATTGCTGGAATTTGATTGACCATTCCTTGCACTGCACTGCGTGGCTGACAAGGATAGCCATCAAATCCTTCTTTAGTGTGGTGCAGTACTAAGACTGCTGCGTTTGTATCTCTGGCTAGGTACTTAAGTTCTTTCATAACGGCACGCATTGCACCAAACTCATCGTACCCATCCATTGCTACATCCATAAGATTGTCTACAACAATAAGGGTTGGACTCTTACCCCACACTGTTTCAAAGGCTGAGACTTCATCATCTAAGTCTTTAAGTGTAGGGCTAGATTCAAATGACCAGAACAAATGATTGTTCAGTTGTAGTATCTCATGTGATTTTGCTGGATTGTTTTTAAGTAACTGTTCTGCTGCTGCTTGTGTCATCTTGCCTGTCATGGCAATCAAACGCATAGCCATTGTGTGTGCATTGGTATCTGCTGAAAAGTAAAGTGTAGGATGTTTTGTTTTAGCAGCAATAGCCAATGCAACTGATGACTTACCTGCACCTGGAGTGCCTGCAACTACAGTTACCTCTGCTCTACGCAGAATAATTCCTGCTCTTTCAAACGCCGCAAAAGCGGGTGGCAATGGTTCGCCACCCACTTCTGCTTTGTTTATAGAGCGTCTAAGTGTTTTCACTTAATCTGTTCTGGAACGAATGTGTTCCACTCTGGTGACTGAACCACAACGTACTGGTTCTTACACTTATCGAAAGCACCTTTCGGTGCTGGACAAAAGTAACCCTTGTATGGCTTGCCGTCTTTACCCATACCTTGGATTGCTGTCATCTTTCCATGTGCGCATGCACGCCCACCAATAGTAGATACTGGTGTTGGTGCTGGCTGTGTATATTCTTGGGCAGGAATTGTTGTTCCCGTTTCAATGATGTTGGCATTGAATGCTGCTGCTACTGACTGTGTTGACACTGCTGGTGCTGATGCACCACGCACTGCTGACTCCAGTTCCTGTGCTGCTGATGCGATTGCGTGTACTGATAGTGCAACAATCTGGTCTAGTTCCTCGCCGCTTTCTGCTCGGACTGTTACTAAACTACCTGCTGCTGTCTTTACTGTGATACTGATTGGTGCTTCTGTGCTAGGCACTATCTTCTCCTTGCTCGAATGGAGTGGCTAAACCTTTTTGGTCTCGCCACTTTCTTACTTTCATTGCAAACTGTACACCTTTCCATCCTTCTTTGATGTCAATCCATACTAGTTTGCATGTTCCTGTCCCTGCTGGGGCATGAACAATAATTGCTTTCTCTTTATTGATATCGCCCCACGTACCGCGGGTTCCCGTATCCGACATATACGGGGACCCGTTAGCATAGATTGCTAACTGCATAGCAATGTTATTTGGGTGGTCAATACGCCCAGTCTTTAAGTCTGCAATAAATCTTTCGCCTTTATATTCAACAACTCTATCTGGTGTGCCTGCTATCTTAAATTTATCTAGCACTGTGAATTGTTCGATGTAAATCTTAGTAAGAATACTTGTTGCTGCTTCATATGCTTTGATGTCTGGCATCCACTGCTCTGGGAATATACCTAACTCTAAACCTAAGTCTAGTTTTTCTGTTAGTGCGTGGATTGCTGTGCCGATAGTGGCTGCTTTACTAGCGCCTGCTACTTCCATTGCTTCTTCAATGTAAGCATTAACTAACTTGTTGTTATCTCCTGCTACACCAATGGCTAACAATAGGTCTGGTCTGCTTGTTAAACCTATTGCTGCCATACGCATTTTCCATGCTGTTAATGCAGAAGCATCATCTAAACTGTTGGCAATAGTTGTTGCACGAGTATAAGCAACTGGCTTGCCACCTGTAGGTGGGACAACTAGTGGTCGTCCGTATCTATCTCTTTCAATTTCTGTTGGCATTACTCTCCTTGTTATTTAGTGTCCCGTGTCCGCGGATGGCGGGACCACCCATCCCCAAGTCTAACACATAGTAGAAATGAATAAACACCTATGCATTAGATAGCGACTATGGATGTTGGTTACTCTCGTTCGATATCTTGTACTCGTACATCTGGGTCGTGCAACTCTAAGTCGTAGCCGCTGACTTCGATGTTGTCCGTAATGTAATCTTCAACTTCCTCAGGGGAGGTAGCCTTGATTCCAGTAACAGTAACTGTAATCTCTACAGTTGCTGACCAGGTTGTAGTAAGTACATCTGAACCGATTGACTCTAGTAATTCGTTCACGTCATCACGTGTAACTGTTACTTCATCTGAACCATCATCAAATGCTTCACTAAAGAAATCATACACTTTGCTACGCAAAGTTGCAATCTTTCTATAGCCTTCTTGTGCTTCAGTAGATACTGCTTCATGCTTTCTTTTTAGGTTTGCCTCACTCTTGATTAGTTCCTTGAGTGATTCTTCTGTGAAGTTGTAGACTGTGCCATCAACTGTGATTGGATTTAGGTACATCATTCTCCTTAGATTGAGAGTAGTTCTAGTGCTCGTAGTTTAATGCCATCATTTCGTCCTGCAAGGATAGAAATACTAGCATTTTTCTGAGAGTAGTGGTCGGCATATTCTACAACTGCTTGCCATAAACCAAACTCTGTGTTGCGAATGTTTTCTTGCGTTGGGCTATCTGAGTAGATAGCAAATGCTTTCTGCCGTGCATTGAGGGCACGGGATTTAGCATTCTTTTCACCTTTGCTGAGTAGGTGCATAGGTGATTGCTCAATCTTGGTAGGCAATGCCCATACTTTCTTGAAGTATGCGGTTGCTCTAGAGATATCTGTCTCACGCTGGATGAGATGGTTAGCCAGGTCGCTATACATATCAATGCTTGAGTAGGTTAGGTCAAGTAAGTTTCGCATGTCAGATACTGATAGCACTGCGTTTGAAGTATGACGCAGCGTATAAGTATGTGCTTTGTTCTTGGCTCTAAAGATACGATTGATTTGGTTGGCACAAAACAATCGCTCAATGATAGGGCGTACTACTACCGATGATGAACCGTCATGACTAGTCTTGGCTAGCAAGAAGGCAGCATGTGGGTCGCCTTGGATTTCCATTTCTCTTGGTAATGACATGAGCATCCATACTTTTGCTCCGTCATCGTACTCACCTGCTGCTGCATAGCGAGCCTGTCCTGAGTCAATCAATCCATCTAGTGAGCCAAAGACTTCAGAGTTCTGAAAGACTTTGTACTTGCTACCCACTACACCAATGACTGATTCATTTCCATCTTGTTTCTTTACGACTGCTTGCTTCTTTGGTACATGCAAGAAGTCTGAGGTGTGCATATCTGACAGACTAACAGTCCAGTTAAGTCCTGCTTGTTGTGCTACTTGTGCTGCGCTTGTTGCTTCTACTGCTACGCCAGCCTTAAGCCAGGCTGAACGGTTCTTCACTACATTTGCTGTAGTCATGTGTCCCTTTCTTTACCATGAAGCCTGATACTCGAAGGACCATCCTTCGGGTACATCTTCAATTAGTTTACTTACTATCCTCACAGTCTTTTCAAGACCATGAAAATACCATTCGTCATACTCTGTGCTACCAAAGAAAAAGCCAGAGCCTGTTGGTAGTAATCTATCTGCTTGACTGTGGTCTGCCAATACTATTTCACATGCATTCTTTAAGTCCATTAAAGAACTACGTGGTACATAGATTGGTTGGCACTCGTCTTTGCCGTCTGCTAATTCCTCAATGAACCAGTTGTGAATAGCATTAACCTTGCGCCAGTATCCAACTTGAATAGATACAGATGCAAAGGCTAACTCTTCTGGGTCATAAGCCCATTCGGTTGCTCCTACAAGGGAGGTTAGTATTGTGTAATCAGCATTGAGTTTCTTGTTGTGTGTCTCTGGTTCCCACTCAATAGATGAGATACCTTTACGGGCATAGAGATACATATCCAATCCCATGATTAGATACCCATTCCTTCTTTAACTTTTGGGTGTAGTTCGTGAGTCATAGCAACAAACGCACCTGAAGGCCAGCCTGAATTAAACACACGGTTAAGTAGGTTTGCCAGTGAGTAACTAGGATTATTTTCTAGTGCTTTGGTAAGAAGTTTCTTAGCACCTTCTGTATTATCCATTGAGTAGATGTTGCTAGCAAGGATACTTGCAACTGGTGCAATAAAATCATTTGGTACTGTATCAATAAAGTATAAAAGATACTTGTTGACTGCCTCTATTGGACGTTCAGATGGTAGACCTAATACAAAGTCACGCAATTGGATATCTTTCTTGAGTCCTGCTGCTACCTCTGCAATGTGCTGCTCATCTGGTGCTGTATCTGAATCAATCTGAGAATAGATTGCATTTGTCAATCGCTTGCGTTGTTCTAGCAGTTGTTCTTCTGCGCCGTTTTCATTGAGCAGTTCTGAATAGAACTGTTCTACTTGCTCTAGTGTTACTGTCATTTGCTTTCCTTTTCTTTTGTGTAGCGTTGGAGGGATTCCAACACATCTTGTTGTTGCTCTTTGGTGCATGTTGCCCATAGATAACCAAGTAAATAATGGATAGATAAATCATCTCCACTGTATATTTGTTTGGCCAACTCTTTTGCTTGTCGTAGTTCTGGATTACCTACTGTTCCTTCTATCATTTATTTATCCTTAATACCAACCATTGCTTCGCCAATGTGACCAAGCAACTGATGGTTTCTCGTATCTGTGCTGGATATAAGCCAGCCCACGCTCAATCTGGAGCGGGGCTGGCGTTTGTGGGTCAAGGTTAAGTAACTGTGGAATACCAAATGCAGAACTGTTTGGGTTATCTGCTGCTGGATTCCATGCTGATTCCTTCCCCCATAGTTTCATTAGTGCACGGTGCTCAGACAAGTTCCATTCTGGGTATGCCATGCGCATGAACTGTTTTGCATATAACTTCAGAGCACGGGGAGTCCAATGGAACTCGCTCATCTCTGTAGATTTTGGTTCTGTGTGTGGTTTGGCATGTACCACTGGCATGTGCCACGGTAGCATTGACAAGAAGGCTAGATACCATGCTGTAAGCAAGGCGAATAGTTTTTTCATCTAACAACCCATCTGTAGAGGATATAGAAAACTGTAACGAGGAAGACCCAGGATTGTAATGGTGTGAGAGGGAGGAATGTAATGTCATTCATCTCCCCACATCCTGTCTGGTTCTGTGTATACATCACTGTCATCTTCTATGTCTTTGTCTAGTGCTATGTCATCTTCAAGTGGTGGCTCGTATCCCATCTTTCCTCCTTTGCATTACATGCATCTGGTCTCCATACATACTGTGTCTAATAACCGCATCAATTGATATGCTATATACATCACACAATTTCAACAGTCTTTTAACTGTTATACTTCTATGGTTACGCTCATAACTACCTAATGCTGCGACAGTAAACTCGCCATTGCTCACGCGTTCTACATCTGCAAGTGTGTATCCCGCAACTAACCTTACTATCTTGAGTGTTGTCATTACATCTAAGTGGTCAGGGTTAAGGTCACTCATTGTTTTCTTCACATTCATTTTTGTCACAACAATCAGTACATAGACCACTAAAGTTGCAGAAGTTTTCTGCATACTGGTCGCAGTCAGCACACTGAGGTGGTATGTATGGTGCGCTCATTGCATCTCATCTACAATTTCAGTAATAATTGCATCTATTGAATTGTATGCAGCCTTGTTAAGATTGTGTACCATTACACCCCACTGCTCATCTGTCATTTTAATGTCATAGTCTTGGTCAATTTCTTCACGCTCAACTATTGCCCACCATGTATTGGGACGCTTTAGTTCCATTGTTACTCCTTAACTAACAATCGTTCATCTACTAATGCAAATGTACTTCTAGTTTCTACTCCACGATTACGGCAGTAGGCTTCGTATAGTTCTGTGTATTCTTCATGGTACTTACGACCTAAAAATCGCTTTGCATAATCAGCGGCTGCAGTTTTGATTGCTGATATTTCTTTGGCTGTTAGTGTCATTCTTCTCCTCCTTCCACATAGATTCTGCCTGTTGCCATCATCTCTTCGAGGATGGCGTTGGCTTTCTTGATTGATGCTATTGCTGTATCAATGGACTCATTCAAGTCCGCTATCTCATGAACTGTGTATGACATCTGTTGCTCCTAGTTTAGACCAAGCACATGCTTGGCAGTAGTTTCTGGGCGCTGTTCTATTTACATCTACTAAAATAGCGATGCCACATGAGTGGCAATCGTATGTTAGATACTTTACTTCGTTGTCCATAGGTCTTCCTTTGCTACGTCTGGGTCATAGTAGAAGTTATTGGTTGGCATATAATAATCTATGCTGCGGGTTTTGCGTAGTTCTCTACGCAATCTAATGTTCTCTTTGGTTAGTGCTGCGTTCTGTCTGATAGCCAGGGTGATGATTACTACAGATGTAGTTAAAGCAATCATGATGGCTAACAGGGTCAATGAATCTAGTAACATTTCTATCTCCTTCTGTGTGAGCATTGGCTAATAGGAACTAAGCAGTCCCCACAATAAACTGTATTATCGTTTGTGTCTAGCATGTCTACCTACTTTCAGTTGTCTGAACTTATACGAATACCCGCGCACTAAAAAAGCAGGTGGTGAGAGCCGAAGCCCCCACCACCTGCGGATAGATTAGACAAGAGATAATTTGGTTACTACCTGGTTTTCATACCACTTATCATTCTTTTCAGAGAAACTTGAGGTCATATAACCCTCAATGTTTACAATGAACTCAGACTCAGTTGAGTTGATAATGTTCTCGCGAACCCATGCTTGGATTGCAGGGTCTGTGATAGTAACTTGACGGCTTGCAGTAAACTTGCTAGCCATATCGCCGTTGGGAGTATATTCTAAACGGCGGTCTACAACAGATGCTTTGATAACATTATTGTAATCTTTCACTGCCTTGAGAATCGAACCATTGAATGTGAATGTGTTTGACATGTTATTTCCTTTTCTAGTAGTTGTGATTTGGGCGTAGCCCCCGTCACTTGGGACGGGGCAAGCCCTTGATGGTTAGTTACAGTTTGGACATACAGCATGCTTGTTGCATGTGTAGTGGCAGGTTTGGCACACCATTGAGTTTGGTGGCATTTCCATGTTCAGTTCAAACAGACGGTCTGTTATCAC